TGTATTCCAAAAAATAGTATTGTTGATTTTGATAGGGTAAAATTAAATGAATTAGTTTTAAACAAATTTCCTGCTTTAAAAAACTTTAAGTTAGATAGAGTAGTTCAAATTAAAAAAGGAAGCCCTAATAGTGATAGATATAATGGTATACAAAGTGCGATTGAAAATAATATGTCGTATAATTATTATATTACAACCCGAAAACCAAATACATATAATATTTTGGTTTATGATTACTATGATAATATACACATTACTATTACAAAAAATATAAAATGTTTACCCCAACAAACAACCAATTACATTAAAAAAACTCCATATATTGTAGATGGTGATAAAGTAAAATATTCAGTTCTCAAAGAAGAATATACTAAAAAAAATACTGACGGATATACAAATGAAGACAGAGATTATTTTATAGAAGGTGATAATAAATTACCTGATAAATATTATTGGAAAACTATTGATGGGTGGTTATATTTATATGATAAAGATAAACCAGAAATATTTTCATTGGAAATAACAGCTCCTTCGTCTAGTAAAAATACTATACGAACAAATATATTAAATGACCCGTTAATTAATAATGACGTATTGTTATTTACGAAAGTGTGTTGTAAAATAACAGACAAAACAAACTTAAGAGTTGGACTAAAAGATATATACCGCATATATGAAACATGGTGCAAGATAAATGGTAAAAAATGTTTAAAAACACAGAAAAATTTTAAGGAGGAATTTGAAAAAATAAATTACAAAGAAGAAAAAAGTAAAGGGGTTGATATAAATAATAAACCAGGTAAACGAGGTTATAATATTACAGTTTCATTATAATTTGTTTAAAAAAATAATATAAGCAACTATATTATTTTTTTTACAAATCAATATAAGTACATTTTATGTAGTTTATAATAGATAAAGATGTGCTTACTTTTCATTCGTGAATAAATAATAACCAATATTGCTACGTTTTTTTGCAATTTGTAATATACCATTATGGACTTTATTAGCGAACAACAACAAAATATTGTAACTTCAAATGATAAATATAAACTTATTAACGGTTGTGCAGGGTCTAGAAAAACAGATACATTAATTAAATGTGCCCTAGCTGACCTCTCTAAAAATAAGAGACCTATTTTATTTCTAACTTTAGTAGGGTCAGTTACAGATGAAATAAAAACAAGGTTAGAACTACAACTTGATATTGTAATAGATAAACAAGGATATACAAATCATTATCTCGGATACTATAATGAAATACCTATTTGTATATCTAACTATGATGCTTGGGTTCATCTTATGTTGGAAAATATGGATGGACTAAATGATATTGCAGAATGTTTCAGTGAAAAGGTAGATATTTTATTGGAAAAAACACAAAAAGAGCCTATTATTTGTTATATGAAGAATAAAAAGAAGGTTGGGTTATTGATGATAGATGAAGTGCAGGATTTACGTTCCACAAAAATGAAAATCATAACAAATCTATCTATTACACATAAAGATTTAGATATATATTGCGCAGGTGATTATTTACAAACACTATATACTGATGATACTACTTCTTTACAAAGTATGGATGTTCACGCAATGAGCGTGTTTAAAAGAATAAGTCCTAAATATTTTGACCTAAATATATGTAAGAGATGCCCAAAAGCACACGTTGATTTTAATAACTTAATGTTAAAAGACATACAAACAAAATATATGATTCCACCAATGCTCTCTGACAATGATAATATTATTGATAAACCAGTGTTATTTACACATTATAAAACCAGCAACAATACTGACGCAAGAATTACTGCTGAACAAGTAACAACTATGATTAAAATATTAATGAATAAAGACGTTTCAATAGTGCCAGATGATATTGCTATTATAATGGCAAAATCAAAAGAAAATTATATTTATTTTCAGTTACAAGATACGCTGAATAAGTTATATGACGCACTTGGATACAAAGATAGTCTCTTATATATGAGCACATATTGCGATGGCGCACATAATTCTTTAGATTGGAAGAATTCAAAAGGTAAAACTAAAATGTTAAGTATTCACGGTGATAAAGGCAGAGGTCATAAAGTGGTGTTTTTTCTGGGATTAACTGAAGGTTCTATACCGCGTGATATATTTATTAACAAACCTTCCGAAATTATACCTGAATCATTATTGAACGTTGGGATATCGAGAAGTACAAAATATTTGTTTATAGGATTTGCTAACTCATTTCCGTCAAGATATTTGGCTCGAAAAAAAGATGATTTATCAAGATTTGTTTATTCATATTGGGATAAGGATCAGGAAACGATTCCTGAACCATATAAGTCTATCATTTGGTCTATCGATTTGAGTCAAAAAAACCTTGACCCTAAATGGGATTGCAAATATAAAGATGATAAAATGTTAACAGGAATAAAAAATAATATAAAAGTAAAAGAAGATATTTCTAAAGATTTTGAGCAAACAAAAAATTTAGTAATGCGTCCTTGGAAGAAAGAAGAAACACAAATTAAATTTGGAAACAATCAAGTATTAGATATGCCATTACAAGAACAACATTATATGTTACTTGGTCTTATGTCAGAACTATTAATCCAGCGTTTAACTAACAAATTTAACCTATTTAACTTATTAAAATTAGCAAGTAACACAGAAAATAATATATATACAGATGATGAACGATTTTTATCGTGTATGTATGATGTAAAACATAACTATATTGATTTAAATGAATATTTTAAAACATATAATTCTTTTTTTATTAAGAACCCTGAACTCGTTAAAGATATACAAAATGCAGTTACCAAAAAGAAAAATGTGGTGCATTCTATATTTAGATCATTGAATTTCCAAAAAGAGTTAGATACATTTTTATCTGATACAAATAATTCGAATTTAAAAACTGAAAATATATGGAACGTAACGTTGTTTCATAACCATGTTCTGAACAAGATGTATAAACCCGCTGTCAATTCTTGTTTAGGTTATTTTAATGAAGATATCAGTGTTTTACACGACAATATTGATAAATATATTAATAAATATATAACAAATAACAATATTATATATGAGTATCCGTTAAATTTATACGGCAATTTAACAAAAGAAGAGATGTGTATTCTTAACAAAAAATCGTGTGACAGTAGTTTAATATCAATTACTGGTCGTGTTGATATTTATGATAATACAAACAACAATCTTTATGAAATAAAAACAAGTAGAATAAAAGGTTATTCGCAAGAATGGTTAACACAAACAGTTACATATATAATGATGATGGATGTGTATAAATTACCGGTTAAAAATTTTTTCATAGTAAATTTGCTTAATGGGTGTTTATGGAAATGGGAAGCTCAACCATTACCTAAAATTGAAGATGTAATATCTACTAAAATAAATAAAAAATACGAATTGCACGAATTTGAAGTTAATGCGTTGATAAGAGGGATAGAACAAAAAAGAAATCATAAATAATATTTTTGAAAAATTACCGAATACACACACATAATAATAATAATATTATGATTGTTCGTTGTATTAAAAGTATTTCAAATAAAATAAAATTGAAATACTTTTTAAAAATAAACATATAAATAGTTATATGTTTATTATAAATGACACCTATTATGTATGGTTATATTTATGTTAGAAATCATTTGTCATATGAACAATATAACGCGTGTAAAATTGGTAAAACTAATAATATTCCAGAAAGAGATACACAATATGCTACTGGTGAGATTGTAAGAGGTTATTTTGCGGCGGTGTTTGAAGTTCCTATAAACAAAATGAGTAATATTGAGCGTTTATTACAATACGAGTTTCGTGAATTGAATATTAATTATGATGCAGGTACAGAATTTTATAATAAACAAATTATTACTCTCATTGAACCTTATCTAATTACACTTGGTATTAAATATAGACAATTAAATAAGCAAGAAATTAGTGATTTAGTAAGGTGTAATAGAGTAAGAAAAACTATAAAAAAAATAAATATTCAATCATTAATTCAAATACTAAAAACCAAGAGAACAAGTAATAAAGTTGATTCATATATACCAAGAAATGACCAAACTATTATTATTGAGAAATCTGTTATACATTTTCAACAATACGAGAAAGGTATGCTTGTTTTAATGTGTGGTGTAGGAAAAACACTTCTCTCATTGTGGATTACCCAAAAACTAAACTTAAATACAATTCTTATTGGTGTTCCTAATAAATTATTATTGAAACAATGGAAAAATATTATTTGTATTTTATTTCAAAATGTTCCATTTTTAATTGTTTCAGGGGGCGAGACAGTTAATAATATAATGCAATTTTTAGAAAAATACCCAAAAAAATGTATAGTAATTACTACATATTCATCAGCACATAAAGTATATACTGCAACACAACATACGTCGTTTATATTTAGTATGAAGATTAATGACGAATGTCATCATTTAACTACATTCAATATGACATTAAAAAACACTACAAAGAAATATATTCAAATGTTAAATATTCAATCTGTTAAACAATTATCATTAACTGCTACAATTAAACAACTTGAAAGTATTTGTGAAAATGGTGATGTAATTTCAAATGATAATGTTGATTATTTTGGAGAAATAATTGATAGAAAATGTTTACTATGGGCTATTAATGAAAATATTATTTGTGATTATGTTACTCAATCCATTATTACAAATAATGAACAATTGGAACAACAATTATCAAGATTTCATATTATAGAAGAAAATGATAAGCGATTGTTTTTGAGTGCGTTTGCGTCGTTGAAAAGCATATTTGACGGACATTCACATCATTTATTAATATATTCAAATAACAAGGATAATTCGTTGAAATTAATTCAATATATAAAAATGCTGTTAGACGATAATTACTTTGATATACCTGATTTATATTATTCAAATTATCATAGCGAAATGAAATTAAAAGACCAAAAAGAAATAATAAACGAATTTGAAAAAGCCAAGATTGGAATAATTACGTGTGTTTATTGTTTAGGCGAAGGCTGGGATTTTCCATTATTGGACGGTGTTGTATTTGCAGAAAATATGACTTCAAATATTCGTATAGTTCAATCCGCATTAAGAGCAAGTAGAAAATATAATCTTCAACCTAATAAAATTACAAAAATTATATTACCAATTTTAAATAAAAATGATTGGTTAGAAAATAATAATCCTGACTTGAAAAAGGTAAGAGAAGTTATTTATCAAATGGGTTTGGAAGATGAAACTATTACTCAAAAAATCAAAGTGTTTAGAATTGATATTGAAAAACAAAAACCAAAATCAAGAAAAAAAGAAGAAAGAGAAATGATTGATGACTTTGGTGAATATGATGATGAATTAACACAGAATTTAAGATTACAAACAATCAAAAGAACTGCACTTGCTACAACATATGAAAAAGCAAGAAAAATTATACAAGAAAAAAATATAAAAAGTAAAGAATGTTATTATGAATTATGTGAAAGAGATAATAGATTATCTAAAGAACCTGAAATAGTATTTAATGGACAATTTACAAATTGGATAGAATATTTAAGTATTGAAAGAATATATTATCCTTTAAAAACGTGTAAAGCAAAAGTAAGCGAGTATTTATTGTTGTATCCTGAAATTAAAAAACATTATTTAAATTTATCAATTGTAAGTAAAGAACTATGTAAAATAGATACATTATTTCCTCCATATGATTTATGGGATGATTATTATAAGGTTGAAGATTATACTGTAAAAGAATTGAGTGATATAATTAATATCAAAAATAAGAAAAAAGTGAAGGGAATTTCTTAAAAATATTCAAGGATAAAATCCTTTTTTTTATTATATAAAAATAAAATTGATTTATTTTTATATAAAGAAATAATACCTTATATAAGTATATATGGCAATGTCAAAACAATATTCATGCGATTTGTGTAAAAAGGTATTTAGTCAAAAAATTGATTTCACAAGACATCAAAATAAGAAAGCGCCTTGTATAACATTAACTGAAATGCAACAAATTAGTCAAACAAAAGAAGTTAAAATGGATAATAAAACCACACTTATTAGTGTATTCAAAAGTTGTTTAAATATATTGAGAGATAATGAAGGTTTAACTGGTGAAAAAGCATTAAGAACTTTGTCTTATTTGTTAATATTAAAATTACTTGAACCCCATTTTGGTGGTGAAATAAATATTGATGATTATGAATATGATTTTAGTCATATTGAAGATGAAATGATTGAAAAACATAAAAATAAATTATTAGAAATTGTTCGTTTTAGTAATCTTTCAAATGAAAAAGAGGATAATATTCCTGTAAATATGAAATATTTATGGGATGATATTTTATCAAATCATCCTACTACAAAAAATATATTCTTGAAAGGTA